TTGTGCCAGAAGGTGATGTAAGTACCAATGTAGAATCTGCACCAGTTTCATCTGTAAAAAACTTATTGTTGTCGTTATTAGGGTCTGCAATTCTAAATTGTGCTAAACCACCTAAAACAATATCATCAAAACTTAATGTTTCTTGATAAATAAATTCATCCATATTCATGAACGTATAATAAGCTTGTAAGAATTTATCTAACTTATCTTTATTTTCAAGAATCTCCGAAGGTATTATAGAATCAAGACGAATATCTTCTTTTGTTTTATGTAATGTTCCGGTCTCTACACCTATAGCACCTGGAGTTAATGTTTTTTTAGTTGGCATTATTTAAATCTTGATGTTGTTGTATAATTAATAGAACCAGCTGAACCTGCAACTGCAATTGTATCAACTTCTGGTACAATAACAACACTGTTATTATCAATTGATAATAACTGGTCTCTTTTTGGAGCTAGGTCTAATGAATTAGGTATAACAGTTATTTTTATTTTATCTGTTGTATCAGGTCTAAAACTATTTAATATAATAGTACCTTTTAATACATCTATAATTCCAGCTTCATTAATAACAGTTACATTAGTATCATTTACAACTTTATAAACAATTACTTTTCTATTTGTTGAACCAACGATTGGTTCGTCACCAAAGAAATGGTCTATGTTATTTATTTTAAATGCTGTTGATGTTAAAACAAAATCAGTTGATACACCTGATTGATAAAACGGTGAACTAAATGTTAAACTAAAATTATTATTTGCATTATTTAATGGTGTAATATTTTGAAACATTCTTGGTCGTACAATTGTATTCAGTATTGATGGGTCAGCACTATCAATTGCTCTTGTTAATTGTGAATGTCTAAATACACCGTCAAATTTATTTAAGTTATTAAAATTATAATCCTTAATTGTATCTCTTACAACTGATTGTAATTCAACAGAACTTCTATCTGTTAAGTTTGGATTATATTTAAAGTTAACATCTAATTCTAAATAAGTAAAATTAGGGTCAACAATTTCTGGTGTAATTGATACAACATTTTTACCTTTTAATATCGCACCAGTAATATCTGTTTTTTCTGCAGTTGTAAGTGTTTCTGCTAATAAAGGTTTTATTGCAATATAAACTTTACCATAATCAGGTGGGTCATTATCTTCTCCACCCCATGTTGAAATAGAATCAATATTACTAAATTCTTTTTTAATAATAGATGCATAATCATCTGAAGTTACCGCTCTATTTTGAGCAATAAAAGTAAGTGGAGCATTAAATCTTATTGACTCCATTGTTTCAGCTTCTGCTCCTCCACTTGCAGCTGATACTAATGTAACTGTTTGAGTCGCTCCAGCTAAAAGACTATCTACTAAACTAAATCCATTAGCACCATTACTTTCAACTCCTTTTGTAGTCACATACTCAATAGTAACAATATTATTATTTGATGGTTTAAATCCTGTGACTCCATCTCCAAAATATATTTCATAATAACCACTTGGATTTTCTTGCAAGTAATAAACCTTTGATGCAGAATCTACTCCTCTTAATGTTTCAAATTTTGTATATAAATCACTTCCACTAGATTCCTCATTTTGTTGTACACGTACACGTAACGTACTTGTATCTGCGTCATAATCTGAAAGTTGAAATTTTTGATTTTCTATATCATTATCAACTCTGTATTTTAATTCTCTTGCATCACCTTCAGCTATTACAACATTATTAAATGTGTATGTTCTACCAACTAAAGTGGCAGTTTGAGTTTCTAATACTACATATTGAAATTCATCACCGGTAATCTGTGTTGTAAGTTTTGTTCCTCTTGGTAATGTTAATGTAGTATCTAATGTTCCACTAAAACTATCTGCTGCAGTCACTGCAATATTTACAGTAGCTCTTGGAGATAAAACAGACCTTGGTGTATATCCTAATAGTTTTGCTCTTGTAACTACATTTCCTCTTATTTGAGCTGAGTCTAAGAATGATTCATTTAATGAGTAATGAGCATTTAAAGCATTATAATGAGTATTATAAGCTAAAATATCTAATAATACATTTAATCCTGAGCCATCAAAATCGTAATCATTAAATTCTGATTGTTGTTTTAAAAAGTTTTTGAGATTATTTTTTATATCTGCAAAATCGAGTTCTGTAACGTTTAAATTTGTTGTTGCCATTTTATCTTAACCTTCTTAATACTATTTCTACACTGTCTTGAGTGCTAAATTCTTTTATTGTAAAAAATACTTCTATAATATATCTATTTTCATCGACTACATCTGTTATATCGATACTATCTACACTTACTCTTGGTTCATATTTTTCTATACAAAATCTAATGCTATCTCTTATTTGTATATTTGTCAACATACCAGCTGGTTCGAAAAGTAATCCTCTTAAGTTTGCTCCTAAATCGCTTTGAAAAGGTCGCTCATAAAAATTACTTATAAGTAAATTTCTTACTGCATTTTTTACAGCAGCATCGTCTTTCAAAGGTATTATATCCTTACGTATTGGATGTATCTTTAATGACAAATCTAAATCACGGTGTGGTTTCTTTTTAGAAACAATTCTTGCTTGTTCTAAATCTCCCGCTATTTGCTTGTCGCCTGTATATAATCCTGCCATAATACTATTTATACTCTATGTAGTGACCGTTGTATTAGGAAGTTGATTTTGTACTGTATTTGCTACTTCCTCAATACCTGTTGGTAATTGAATTGTTTTTGGAAATCCTATTATAGTTAAGAAATCACAAAAACTAAATGTTATCCATTGTGTTAATGCTCCTAATCCTATTGCGTCAAAAAATGCTGTGACTTTTTGCATCCATGTTTTAATTAAATATGTTTGCCATTCTTCTTTAAATTCTCTTGCTCTTTTTAATAGTCTTTCTTTTTGAAACTCTGGTATTTCAACATTATCATTAAACTCTCCACCTAATAAATCTAATAAACTAAATCCAAATATTTGCACTTGTTCTAACTCTTCTAATGTCTTATCTCGTATTAAAGCTTCTAAATCTAAATTTTCTAATGATGGTATACTAGGCAAACCAAGTGCATCCCATATTTCATCAAATAAATCTATAAGTCCAGTAAATCCACCATGTAATAATAAATTCATTTTCTTTGCTACTTCAGAACGTAAATAATGTCTTATTGATTCTTTTTTAAAGTCTGCTGTATCAAACTTTTCCCATACTTTATATTCATCTGGTATTAAATTATATATACTATCAATTTCTTCTAATTGTAAATTATCTAAAACACTAGATGGATTAGCTAAGAATTCTAATATATCAAATGTAATACCAAGTATTGTGACATTAAAATTAATAGGAAATAAAGTATTAATAAGTTCTAATATTTTCTGTTGAACATACATTGGATATTCAGCAGATAAACGTGTTATCATAATTTCCCATTCTAGTTCTGGTATTTCAACCTTTTCAAATTTAGGGTCGTATATATCTAATATATCTTTCCTTATTTTTTCTAATTCTTCTTTTAACTCTTCAAACTCATCAATAGGATATCGATATATTTGTGTTATAATACCTTTAAAATAATTAGCTAAATTAGCTGGTGTAGGTAATAAAACATCTGGGCATTCTAATGGTGGAACTTGAATAGTTGGAGTTGTCATTATATAATTCTAATTTTACCAGTAGAAGTAAATTCTATATGTGAATTTGTTTTACCATGAGTTATTTTTATTTTTTCTGCTCCTGATGTATTATCTATTTCAATTAAATGACCAGCTTTTGATTTATATACTTTATTATCTACAGAAGATTGACTTGGTATGTCTTTCTCATATATTGGATTATCATCTTCATCTACTTCACCGGTAGGCGTCTGTGTTGCTATAGAACCCATAACAATAGGGTCTTGAGCAGATGGACCATCTCTAAAAAATCCTATAACCCATGAACCTACTTCTAAATGATGATTACCACCATTTCCTTTCATAGATGCTGACGTGACTGGCATCATAACAGTAGCCCAAGGTAAATCATCATGAGATTCGAATCCATCATAATATCCATACGCGCATACTTTAACTCTATTTAATTTTAATGGGTCGTCAATATCGCATATTGAACCAATAAACCAAGTAAATAAACCATTTTTAAATTGGTCATCTTGTCTATTAATCATTTTCCCTCACTTGTTTTACTATAAACGAATCTTTTTTAATATTTGTCTGCATAAAATAACCATCTTTACTAAAATGGTGTATTACACTTGATACTAAATATTTTCCACTTAGTTCTTCATCAATATAATCTCTTCCATCTTCTAATTCTTCTTGAATATCAGCTTGTCTTAAAATTTCTAATTCAATTATTTTACCTGGAGCAAATTTAAAATCGCCTGGTAAACTAACTGTTAAAACATTAGTATTTAAATTGTTTATATGAGCATTTCTTTTTAGTAATTGTTTTTCTCCAATTGGGTCATGATAAGTAAATATATCTTTACCAAATGATAATGAATTTTCTGAAATCCAATGTTGTTTTAAATTTTTAAAGTCTTCAATTTTTTCTTTACCAATTTTCATAGTATTTTCTATAACTGGTAAATCATTTAATTTTTCTGTTAATTCATTATATTTAAATTCAACTGCAGGTTTTACTGTCTTAGTTGCAATATCAATTTTATTCATTACACTTCCAAAAGCTCCTTTTGCAGTAGCTTCAAATTTAGAAATGTTGGTATTAGAAATTATTTTACGAATCTTTGCTCTTTCTTCTTCAAATATTCCTTTTTCAGTACTATTATGTAATGTTTCAGTAAAAAGTGGATTCCTATTATATTTATGATACACATCTTGTTTTAATATTTCTTTATAAGATGTTAATATTAATCCTTCATCAGCTGTTTCATAAAAATATATTGGAGTACCATTATCATGAGAATTTCTTAATAACCAAGCTATAGCTTCTATAGGTTGTAAATTAGGATATATACCTTTTATACTTTTTTCTGTAGAACATCTCACATCAACTTCAGAATCTAAATGAGTTTTAATAATACTTTTAATTAAATTTGCTGTCGTATTATTAAAAGGTTTATTTAATAATTTTTTATTATTTAAATATCCATGTTTTGATATACAAGTAAGTGTATAAGCTTTTGATGATGGTGTAGGTTCAGAATAATTAGATATGCCAGATATATATAGTTCTAAATCAAACCTTTTTTCGCCACTATATTCTTCTCTTACTAAACTTAAGTCAATTCTTTCATTTAATGAAATTTTTAATTCATCAGGTAAATTAACAGCATCTTCTATAAATATTTCTACAAATAATCCAGAACGATGTAATCCTTCATGAATTTTTATATCATGAACTGTACCTAATAAATTGTATTCCTTACCATTATTTGCAGTAAGCATAATTTTTTCTATTGCAAAAGCTTTAGGTGTGATAACAATTCCATTTTCACTTGTTGAATTGACTATATTACTCATAGTGTAATTAATTCTTTAAATTTTCTTACAAAATCATTCATTGAATTTGGAGCAACAACTCTTATTCTCGAATATTTATCATTTTCTTCTTCCAAATGTGCTCTATTTGTAACATATGATAATGTATAAGCATCTTTACCGCCTGTGATATGGTCAGCATTTGTAACTGGTTTTTTATTTGCATCACTTGTTTCGTAATAATAATATGGCGCATCTAAATATTTGTATACATTATATGTTGAAACTGAATCTTCAGATGTTGCACCAGTAATTAATTCTTTTGCTCCAGTTGCACTACCTATATAAGTACCTGTAACATCTTGTATTACTAATTGACTTAAATCTGTTATTTTTCTAGTAAGCTTACCTGTTGCGCCACTTACTGAACCTGTTAAAGTTTCACCTAATGTAAATCTTCCTGCTAAACTATCTTCAAAATTATTTGTTACTTTAGGATTTGTTTCGATGACATAACCATTATATTCTTTTGCCATATAAGCTTGTAAATCTTCTTGACTTAACGGCCAAGCTCGATATCCATCATGCAAATGGTCATTAACAACAAAAAATGTCCAGTAATACATTGAAGTTCCATATAATCTTTGTGATACAATATCAGGTCTTTCACCATTTTTTATTTCATAAAATTTATAACTACTATAATTATCTAAAAATGTAGGTAATGGTCTTATACTTCTAAATAAATCAACCATATTTTGCTTAATACCAGTACGATTAAAATCGTATTCTACCTTTGGGAATTGTTTAAAAAAACTCATTATGAATCTCCTAATATTACATCAGAACCTTTTTTATAAGGTGGAGCAAATCCATCTGATTCAAAAATTGTATTATCATCAGCTTTTCCATCTTGACCTCTGTATAAATCATCGCGAGTAAGTACTCTTTCTTCTTGAAATGACATTGTTAAATTAAGTTCTAATGGCGCACCGGTACCTTTATGCATTGCTGTAGCTGTTTCATTATACACAGCTTCAAGACTTGTTAAATATGATGGTTTAATATTAGGCATGTATTCATTACGTTTACCTTCTGAATAAAATGTGATATCACATAATGGTGGATAAACTAAAGCAACAGCTCCAGCTCTTCTTGGATATAAAAATTTTCTAAATGTTCTTTCAATAGCTCTTATTTGATTTTGTTCTTTTGCGCTTTCAGCTACTAATCTAAATGCAAATGTATATCCTCTCACATCTATACCTTCAAAGGCTGTTCTTGTATATGGATTTGAAGCTATTCCAGCTTTCATTGCAGCGCCACTTGTTATTTTGTCAACAGAACTTCCCGGTGATAATAGCTTTTCTTTTGACATAAGACCTAAAGCAACTTGGTCTCCTCTTGTGACTTTTTTCTCATCTCTTATATTTTTTAAAAGATTCAATCCACCTCTTATTGTACCTACATTCATAGCAGTATACTGTGCATTATCATTTACAGTAACACCAGGTGGTTGATATAAAAATATAGCAACGTTATTAGTACCATTAGTTCCACCAAATCCAAATCGCATAAATGGTAATCCAGTCTCTGCTGCTGTGCCATTTAATTCCATAGGATAATAGTAAAATTGGTTTTGAGTTAACTCAGTTCTTGGTTGAATAAACTTATCTATCTGTCTATTAACAGCTGATGTAAACTGTTGAGCCGACTGTTCTGCAAGTTTTTGTATATCTTTATCTGCCATTTTAATCCTTATAAATAAATATTTACTATAGAGTTATTTATATGAGTTATAAAGGTAGATACACATTAAAGAATCCAGAAAAGTACATAGGTGACGCAAAACAAGTTGTTTATCGTTCTTTATGGGAGAAACAAGCATTTAAATGGTGTGAAAATAATCCAAAAGTTAAAGCATGGAATTCAGAAGAAATAGTTGTACCTTACAAATCATCAATAGATAAAAGATTACATAGATATTTTGTTGACTTATTAATACAAATGGAAGATAAGAAAACATATCTTATTGAAATCAAACCAAAAAGTCAAACACAGCCTCCTAAAAAAAGAAGCCGTCAAACTAAAAAATATATTAATGAACAATTAACCTTTATAAAGAATCAAGATAAGTGGGAAGCGGCAAGTCAGTTTGCTGATTATAAAGGTTGGAAGTTCCAAGTATGGACAGAAGAAACTTTAAAGAATTTAGGCATAAAGATACTTTAATCTGTTATAAATAGTTTATATGGCAAGTTTATTTGATACATTACAAGCAAATGCTTTTAGAGCAGGCGTAAAAGCACGTACAAGACAATCACGT